AAACTTTGGCAAGAAGTTAAGGGAAGAAGCAGAAACTGCAGGAGATAGAGCAATACTGATACTCGAAACTGAAAAGTATAGACAATTCCTTGATGTAGCTTTATGGGAAATGGAAAAGGGAACAAATCCAACCCAACCAAACGGCGAGATATTATCCAGGCCGTTCGTGGAAGCTCTGAAGAAGGAACTAAGGGACTTGCCATGAAGGTTATCCTATTTGCAGCGTTTCTATTCTTAGGCTTTATGGGATACGCTTGCTGTAAAGTTGCAGGAGACGCAGATGAAAGTTCGGAAAGGATGTGGACAAATGAGCGTTCCAAAGGCAAAAAGGAAGAAAAAGAAGAATAATCTGAACGGAATAACTAAATACGACCTCGAGCGAGCTCAAAGGAAAATCGACCGGCAATATGAAGGGTTGGAACTAGAAGCAGCGCAAGACGCAACCAGAACGATGAGCGCTTTATATAGCCTGGCTCTACATAACGCATTCAAATTCGGAGTTGAAGAATTCGCAATCATAACCAGGGAAGTCGATGCTATATGCGACCGGTTCCAGAATCCGGAATATACCTGGGACGATGTCTATACAGAGCTCGAGGAGATTGGAATGACAAAAGAAGAAATCCTGGACGGAATGGATGAAAGGTTAAAAGATGAACAAGCTGGAGCTTTATAAGAGAGCAATTGAACAAAACGGCATAAACGGACAGCTTGGAGTAGCTCAAGAAGAATTGTCAGAGCTTATCCAGGCAATATCCAAGCATAAGCGTTACGGAGACAACCTGGATAACCTAGCTGAAGAAATGGCCGATGTGGAAATTATGCTTGATCAGATGAAGCTCATGTTTGATAACGAGCTGGAAATTGAAGTCTGGAAAGAATATAAACTAATCCGGCTTGGGATAAGGATGGATAAGAATGCTGAGAATATGTGAAAGATGTAGCAAAAAAGAACCGTTGTGCCATCTGGAATGTAAAGTATGGCATCAAGAACAGTCCAGGCTAGCATATTATAGGGCTGAATTGTGGTACAAAAAGACCAGAAAGTTCTTTATAAAGCATAGATACTTGACTACATTGCTCTTTATAATCATATTTGGTTGGATAATATGGTCTAGTGTGTGTGCAATTTCTGTAATTATCAAGCTAAAAATGTAAAAGTGGTCCAAATTTCACTGAAAAGTGTGTTATTTTATATGTGTCATAAAAGATAAAAAGCAAACAAAAGGTTTTTTCAACATTCCTTTCTAATAATTAACCACGAAGGAGTCGTAGAAATGCGACTTTTTTCGTTGCCATAACATATGTGAAAAAATACAAAGTATATACAAAAATAGAAAATGAAAAGATAACGTGCGTGTGTCTTAGGTCTAATAAGCGCTGCCGAAACTGGTGCGAAAAGTCTGAGATGTATTACGATGAATACAAAGGCTGGAGAGATTGTTTCCGGAATAGGAAGGAACAATGAATGGCAAAGGATTTCTTAAAACAATTTTATAAGAGCAAAGCATGGCAAGATTGCAGAGAAGCTTTTATTAAACAAAGAAGATCCATTGACGGTGGTTTGTGCCAGCGTTGCCATAACAACCTCGGCTATATTGTGCATCACAAGGAGTACATCACGGCCATAAACGTGGGTGATCCAGAAATAACACTCGATTTTGACAATTTAGAGTATGTTTGCCATGCGTGTCATGATGATGAACATCTTGGAAGAGTTACACTTTTATGTGCTTTTGATGAGAAAGGAAGACCAATCCAAAATGCCATTACCTAAAAGCGTTACAAAAATTAAGAAGAATAAGAACGGAAGCGTAGAGATTTCCTATGTCAATAATGTAGACCGAATTAATTATACAATACAAGAACTGACAAAGGCTGCTTTGAGAGACTCTGGAAAGGTTCTCTTAAAGCTTCTTGAGCAAGCTTCACCAGTTGCAAGCGGAAATCTGAAGAACGCATTTGCTTCTTGGAACAAGTACGATAAAGCAACAGGCAAGCAGGTTTTGCAAATAGGAACTTACTATTCAAAGAACAGAGCAGAACAGAAGCATAAAGCTTATGCGCCTTATTTGCATTTGGTTTTATTTCCACACAGAGTAGCGTACAAGAATATGTTCACTGGTGAATATGTTGATACAGGCAGAACAACCACAGGAAATAATTTCTTCTACAACACAGTGCGAGATCATCTCGATGATATTAGAACAACTCAAGGAAAATATCTTTCAGCAATTGAAGACGAGATGGAAGCAACCAGACTTGTTGAAGAGTCTGAGCAGATGGAAGATGAAAATTAGTTATATGAACATACGCCCCCACAATTCATATTAAATATACCAAAACCACAGGACCGGCAGAGGGGCAACAATTAAACTGGATTGTGTGTTATTAAACCCCCACCTAAAGGAAAAAATGGAAAAAACAGATTATATTCAAAAATATGAAGGAATCTACGCAAATATTGTAGATGCAAATGGAGATAAGGCCAGAGATCTGATAAAAAGACTCGCAGAAGTTCTGGAAATGATGGACGAGTGTAAAGAGCATGTCTTAAAAGAGGGATGTGTGTCTGAAATGTGTCAAGGTAACTACTCTATTGAGCGAGAAAATCCCTGGTCAAAGACTTATGATTCAAAAGCAAAAATCATGCTGATGATAATAGAGAAGTTAGATAAGATGTCAGCTTCTGCGCCAAGCAAGGTCGATGAGCTGATGGATTATATAACTAAATAGAATGTAACGCGAATAGAGATTGCAACTCGACAAACGGAAAGCCTATCCGCTTTCGCGCTATTTTTTAGGCATTAACTAAGGCGGTTAAAAAATGAATTATTGTGTATATATTCACACAAACAAAATTAATGGAAAGAAATATGTAGGGCAAACTTGCCAGAAAGTTTCATGTAGATGGAGGAATGGTTCTGGATATAGAGCTAATATATATTTTTTTAGATCTATTAATTCATATGGATGGGATAATTTCTCTCACGAGATAATTGCTGATGGATTATCCCTTGAAGAAGCAAACAAACTGGAAACTGAATTAATTCAAAAACATAATAGTTTATATCCTAATGGTTACAATATCCTGAGTGGAGGAGATAATAGAACTATTCCAGATTCAGTAAAGGAAAAAATACGGAATGCTCATATTGGTAAAACTCATTTATGTTCTGAAGAAACAAAGCAAAAAATAAGTAATGCTAATAAAGGAAGAGTAATGTCTGCTGAGTCAAGAGAAAATATGTCTAAAGGCCAAACAGGCAAGAAGTATTCCGAGGAAACAAAAAAGAAAAGATCAGAGCAGTTGAAAAGAGAATGGGCTAATGGAGTAAGAAAACCCAATGGTATACCGAGTCCTAATAGAAAACCTATTACTGCAACTAATATAAAAACTGGCGAAACATTCAACTTTGAATACATTACACAAGCATCTGAAATCTTAAATGTAAAAAGAACTGATATTTCATCTTGTTTATCTGGAAGACAGCAATCTGCTCATGGATATATATTTTATGAGGTTCGAGTATGAGTTACCTTGAAGAGTATTGCGAGAAGGTTCTTCAAGGAGAAATTAACTCATGCCATCGGATAAAGCAAGTATGCACAAAGCTATTACATGACATAGATAATCCAGATAGATGGCATTTTGATGAAGATATCGCATTAAGACATATTAATTTTATAGAGAGGTTTTGCTATATTCCATCTGGGGATATAGGTAGACCGTTTAAACTTGAGTTATTCCAGAAGGCATGGCTCGAGGCTGCATTTGGTTTTGTGGACGATGATGATCTGCGAAAGTATAACGAAGTTATGGTCGTATGTGGTCGAAAGAATGGAAAGACTTCGCTGTTATCGGCAATTTTAATTGATATGCTGATGAACGACAGAGAAGGCGCTCCGCAGTGCCTAACAGCTTCGACTAAGCTGGATCAGAGCAAACTGTCATTCAACGCAGCATGTCGGATGATTCAACAATCTCCAATGCTGAGCAGTAACCTAAAAAAGAGACAAGCAGACATATATTTCCCATACAACATGGGATATATAAAAGCTCTTGCAAACAACCAAAATTCATTGGATGGTCTTGATATTCATTGCTGTGTTTGTGATGAACTCGCAGCATGGAAAGATAGAAGCGTTTATGATTTACTCCGACAAGCTATGTCGGCGAGAAAACAAGCGCTTCTTTTTATTATCACAACAAACGGTTTTGTACGGCAGAATATATTTGATGACCAGTACAATTACGGATGCGACATTTTAGATGGTAAAGCTACAAATGAAAGGTTTTTACCATTTTTTTATGAGTTGGATAATATTGATGAATGGGATGATCCAGAAGCTTGGGTTAAAGCTAATCCAGGTTTAGGTGCTATTAAAAGCATTGAATATATGCAGGATGTCGTTCAAAAGGCAAAAGATGATCCATCATTTAAGCCAAGCGTATTAACGAAGGAATTCGATATGAAACAGACGGCTGAATCTTCTTGGCTAACCTTTGAGGAGACGATGTCGGCCGAATCTGATCTGGACGGATACAAATTCGACTATTGCATAGGCGGATTCGACGCTGCGGACACAACGGACTTGAACGCAGCAACGGCACTTTGTATGCGACCAGGAGACGAGAAGATCTACAGAAGGTCGATGTATTGGATTCCGGAATCAGTAATTCTGGAAGCTGAACGAGAAGGAGACCGCAGAGGTCGAGATTCTGCACCATATCAGCTCTGGATTGACCAGGGATATATGCGGACTTGTCCAGGGAACAAATGCGATAAGCATATCTTCTTAGATTGGTTCCGTGAGCTGAAGTATTCCGAGGACTTATATCCGCTTTATATTGGCTACGATCCGTGGCATATTGATGACTCACTGCTCAAAGAATTTACAGTTGAATTCGGGCCTGCGTCAATGATACCAGTTCGCCAGGGTGTGATTACACTATCAGAACCAATGAAAAACACAAAAGCTGATCTTCAAGCTAAAAGGATTGTATTTGATAATCCAATAGATCAGTGGTGCTTGATTAACACTCACGTCAAAACTGATGTGAATGGAAATATACAACCAGTCAAGTCGGCAGACCGTACACAGAGAATAGACGGCACTGCAGCTTATTTAGATGCTTATAAAGTCCTTCAGGACAAAATGAGCGAATATTTGAATCTTAACCAGGAGAGTTAAAGTGAGCTTATTTGAAAAACTATTCCCAAAAGAAGCTGTATCAGAAGTTACAGCTGGGTACTTAAAAACTCTTACAAGCTACATGCCTATCTTTACTAGTTTTAGAAGTGGCATATATGAATCAGAGCTTTGTAGAGCTGCTATTCATGCAACGGCAACACACTGCTCAAAACTGAAGCCGGTAGTTGTTGGTGCAAGGCAAGATTTACAAAAAATATTAGAATTCCAACCAAATCAATACATGAACACTCAACAATTCTTGTATAAGGTTGCGACTATTCTTGAAACTGAGAATACTGCATTTATTATTCCGATTTATGACAAGTATTATCAAAAAATTGTTGGTTTTTATCCGGTACAGCCGACAAAGGCAGAAATCCGCGAGAAAAACGGCAAAGACTATGTGGCATTCCAATTTGCAACAGGCCAAAGTGGAGCAATGGATTTTGATAAAGTCGGAATAATGACTAAATTCTTCTATAATCGTGATTTTTACGGAGAAGATAACGGAGTTCTAAGAGAAACTTTAAATCTTATTACTGTTCAAAATCAAGGTATTGCAGAAGGTATTAAACAAGGCGCCACAATTCGTTTTTTAGGCAAATTAGCTTCAACATTAAAGTCAAAAGATATTGAAGAAGAACGTAAAAGATGGCTTAACGATAACCTTAATATAGGGAATCAGTCCGGTCTTGCTTTAGTAGATGCTAAATATTCCGATTTTAAGCAAATTGACTCAAAGCCATATGTGATTGACGAAGGTCAGATGAAGGCTGTTCAAAATAATGTCTATCGTTATTTTGGCGTGAACGAGAAGATTTTAACAAACAGCTTCACTCCAGAAGAATGGTCAGCGTTTTATGAGGCCAAAATTGAACCATTTGCGTTACAGCTCAGCTTGGTATTGAGTAATATGCTGTTCACAAATGAACAGAAGGTTAGAGGAAATGAAGTAACATTTTCATCGAACAGGCTCCAGTATGCATCAACAGCAGAAAAACTCGCGGTAGTTCAGCAGATGTCTGATCGTGGAATGATGAGCAGAAACGAAGGTAGAGAAGTATTCAACTTGCCACGAATCGAAAACGGAGACGATTACATTATTCGTGGAGAATACTACAACGCTGACGAAAAGGTTTCGGAAGAATCTGGAGACAATAATGGCTAGTTTTGATTATGGGAAAAGAGAAATAGTCGAGTGGATCCGGTCATGTTTTGGTACAAATGCGACAATTTTAGATGTTGGAGCATGCGATGGTAAATGGAGAGATTTGCTTCCAGATTATCAATATATGGATGCAATTGAAATTTTTGAGCCAAACATTACTGAATATGCACTCGATGAAAAATACGAACACGTTATATGTGGTTCCATAGTTGATTTTGAGTACGAACATTACGACCTTATTATTTTTGGAGACGTCCTCGAGCACATGAACGTGAGAGATGCTCAGTTTGTTCTTAAATATGCAAGAGAACGATGCGACGATTACATAATTGGTGTTCCGTGGCAATACGAACAAGGTGAGCTCTACGGAAACAAGTTTGAGAAACATATCCAAGATGATTTGACAGCAAAATTGTTCCAGGAGAGATATCCTGGCAATGAGCTTTTATTAGATTTACCGATGCATAACTATGCATATTTCCACAAAGGAGAAAACTAAATGAAAGAAATAAAAAAAGAGTGCAGAGCGTATGAGTTTGAGCTCCGTGCAGAACAGAACGAAGAACACGGCCATTTTGTAGAAGGTCGCGCAATCGTATTCAATCAGCCATACGATAACGGATGGTTTACAGAATACATCGAACCAGAAGCACTTGCAAATTGCGATATGAAAGATGTGCGCTTATTAGTAAATCATGACACATCAATGATTCCGCTCGCAAGAAGCAGAAACAATAATGCAAATAGCACAATGCAGCTTTCCGTTGGATCCGAAGGAATGGACATCAGAGCCGACCTCGATACAGAAGGAAATAGCACAGCACAAGCTCTTTATTCAGCAGCAAACAGAGGAGACGTTTCCGGAATGTCTTTCATGTTCTCTGTTGATGGAGATAGATGGGAAGGTCTTGAAACAGACCATCCTACAAGATTTATAACTGCCATTCGTAAGATATTCGAAGTTAGTGCAGTTACATGGCCAGCATATGAGCAGACAACTTTCGCTGCAAGAAGCAAGGAAGAAGCGCTGGAGAGCGCAGCTACAACATTGGAGAATGCAAAGCAGAGAGCAGCAGAAGAAGTCGCAGAAGTAGAAGCTCAAAAAGAAGCTGAAGCTCGCCAGGCTAAAATCAAACAGTTAAAGGAAAAGCTTAGTTCCATAAGGGGGTAAACTTTAATGGAAATCAAAGAAATGACAATGGATCAAGTTGAAGCAAGACTTGCTGAACTAAATCCAGAAGCAGAAGGTGTTGACCTTGAAGCTTTATCAGCTGAAATGGATGCACTTGAAGCTCGCAAAAAAGAAATTATAGAACAAGCTGAAGCACGCGAAGCAGAACTTCGCACAGTTGCAGAAGGCGAAATCTCAGAACCAGTTGTTAAGGAGACAAAAATGGAAGAAAAAAGAACATTCGCAGTTGATACTGTAGAATACAGAGATGCATGGATCAAAAACTTAATGGGACAAGAACTCGATGCTGAAGAAAGAGCAGCAATGTCCACAGTAAATGTAATTCCTACAATTACAGAAAACACAATTATCAACAGACTTAAAGAGAACTCACTTCTCCAGTATGTTGACTTCACACAATTCCCAGGTTGCGTAGATCTCCCAGTATACTCTACAAACGGAGATGCTGCATGGGCAGATACAAACGAACAGCAGGACGTTATCACATCTTGCCAGCTCAACCTTTACAAGTTACTCAAGACAGTTCAATTCCCAGCTAAGTTCGAAAAGGACGGAATCCCAGCATTCGAAGCTAAGCTCGTTGAAGCTCTTGTTAACAAGATTGAATCTGCACTTCAGAACGCTGTAATCGTTGGCGATGGTTCCAGCAAAGCTACAGGAATCAACCAGACACACAGCACAGCTGATGGCACATTCACAAAGGCTGGAATTACAAAGGCTGACCTTCTCAAGATTATGGGTAAACTCCCAGCCAAGTATCAGAAGGACGCTGTTTGGGTAATGCCAAGCGCAGTATTCTACGAAGCAATGGCAATTGCAAACATCCAGAACTTCGTAAACGTTGGAGATGACCTCCGCAAAGTTATCGCTGGCAAACCAGTTGTTCTCGATGACGCTTGCGTAATTTCTTCCACAGATACAATTTTCTATGGTTGTGCTAAAGCATACCACCTCAACCTCGGAAGCCCAATCGAAGTTTCCAGAACTTCTGAAAGATACTTCGAGTATGACAACATCGGCTTCAAGGCTGTTACATATGCAGACGGCAAGCTCGATACAGCAGATGCATTCGTTAAGTATACAAGAGCAACAGCTTAATTGATACATTCACAACCCAGGACTAATAATCCTGGGTTTTATTCAAGATGAGGAGACAAAACAATGAAGATTATGGTAGCTATTCCGTGCGGAGACGCTCTGGATGTGAGATTTGTAGACAGCTTGACTTCAATGCTGTTTCATGTTCCTTCCGACGTATCCATTGCGGTGCAATTTGAATCTGGAAGCCTTATATATGAGGCTCGCAACAACCTGGCTAAACGTGCAATTGAAAATGAGTTCGATTACATACTCTGGCTCGACTCTGATGTAGTTTTTAATGGAGATCTACTAAAACGAATGATTGAATCTCTAGGAGACAAAGAGTTCTTGAGCGGTTTATATTTCACACGCAAAATGCCATTGCGACCAACACTATTCGAGACATGCGATTTCGTGGATCAAGAGGATGGTTCAGTTCTTATAGATTGGAAATACCTCAAACACATTCCGGACGATATCCTACAAATTGCTGCATGCGGATTTGGATGCGTTCTGATGAAGACATCTTTAGCTGCAGAGATATTTCAAATGCAAGGTCTCCCTTTCTCGCCTGTTTACGGACTTGGCGAAGATTTGTCCTTCTGTTTGAAAGCGAGAAAGTTAGGACACAAGCTCTATGCGGATCCACGAATCCTTGTTGGCCATGTGGCTCAATTGGTAGTCGGAGATCAGACAGTGCTTGAAGACTGGAATCTTAACAATTCTAAAGAGGATTGATAGGATAGGGGGCGCTCTTTCTCATCTTCCGCCCCCATTTTTATAAGGAGAAAAAATGGCACTTTTAGACGATGTAAAAACATCATTAAGAATTACACATAGCAACCTCGATACAGAGATTACAGCGACGATTTCGGCCTGCAAACTTGATATCCAACGCGTTGGTGTACTTCAAGCAAAAGTGGTCGATACGGATCCATTGATAGTTGACCTTGTAAAGCTCTTTACAAAGTACAGATTCGACTATCAAGGAAAAGGACAATTATACAAAATAGCTTATGAGGAGCTTCGTAACAGCATTTCTATGTGTGAACAATACATAAAGGAGACAACCTAATGTATGACGAGATTTGTAAACTAATACCTACAACTCGAACAGTTACGACGGCAGGAGATCCAGTTGACGTTGACGGAACAGCAAAAATAGTCTTCTGCAGAGTAAAAACATACAACGCGAAAGAAAAGTACATGGCCGAGACAGTCGGCATATGGCCAGAGCTGGTTATTGTGCTCGCTGACAAGCTGGATTACGGTGGCGAAGACATCGTGGAGTACGACTCTAAAAGATACGAAGTTGTATCAGTTACATATGCAGACACGTCTGATGATATTGGATTGGTGGTAAGAAGATGGCAACGATAAATCAAATACGAACAGCTATTCGAACAGCACTTCTCACTAAATGTTCAAACGTTTTCTATCAGCGTGCAAGAAAAGACATCGTAGGAGATTATATTATTTTCGACTTAGACCTCCTAAAGGGCGAAGTAATGACACAAATCAACCTCGATGTTCATATAATCGGCTCCGGCCAAAACACGGATTCTGTTGAAACTATCGCAGATAATGTCTGGGATCTGTTCGACCATTACTATTACATGGATTCCAACATGGAATTCACTTCATATCAGAACACTCGAAGCAATCGAGATGATGAAGATAAATTGACAATTCATAGAACCCTTAATTTTACTTTAAGACTTTTATAATGGAGGCTTAAAAATGGCAATAACAGGATTAACATCCAATACAAAAAAGTATCTGCAACTTGACGCAGGTGCACTATTCAAAAACTATACTGTAGGAAGCGATACTCCAGAAACTGCTGCAGCAAAACTTATTGGTGCAACAGAAGGTGGGGCTACACTTGCAATCGTTCCAGAAGTAAGACAAATCTCCGTTGATGGAGTAAAAGGCCCTACAAAAGGATACGAAGTAATCGACTCCTGGACAGCAACACTAACAGCAAACATCAAAGAAGTTAAGGCTGAAACAGTTGCTCTCGCTCTTGGCGCTGCAACAATTAACACAACAGTTCAAACAGGTTTCTCTAAGATTACTCCAGACGCAGAAATTGCTGACTCTGATTACATTTCTAATGTAACTTGGGTTGGTAAGGTTTCCGGAAGCACAAACCCAATGATGATCGTTCTCAAGAACGTTCTTTGTTTAAATGGATTTAACTTCACTGTACAAGATAAGGGCGAAGGCAATATTCCTCTTGTTATGACAGCACACTACGATGTAGCTGCTCTTGATGAAGTTCCAGTAGAAATCTATAGTCCTACAGTAACTACAGCATAGTAAGGAGAAAAAGAGATGAGAAAAGTCACAACACCAGATGTCTTTGAGGCTTTGAGATTAATTGAAAAGTCCGGCCTCAAGGACAAATTAGTTCCAATAGTAGAAGATATTGCAAAACATCCGGACACACTAGAGCATTGGGGAATTGTTGGATTTTTAACAGTTCTTGAAACGTTCGCAGCAGAAAGTTGTGAAAATCTTATATATGAATGGCTCTCTGGTCCGTGTGAATGTAACGTCGAAGAAATTAAAAGCTGGGATCTTGATGTTTTTAGTTCAAAAATAACACAACTCTCAGAAGAAAATAATTTCTCCGGTTTTTTTTCTGTCTTATCCAAGTTGGCTGGGAGGAAGCGTTAAACCTCGCCGGCGAATATCCCTGGGATTACATTAAACAACTTGGACCGGACGGAATGTGTGAACTGTTGATTAAAGGCAAGACTCGACTGGTAAACGATAAAATATTTATGAGATGGGCTCTGATGTTTCAAGATCAGATGTCTCTCGATGAATTCAAACGGCTGATAACTCCAGTTCCACAACGCAGCGCGGAATCAATACTAAAGGAAACAAACAAATACCTCGAAATGTTCAATCAAGGATATAGAAAGGTTGAAATTTAATGGAAATATTCAAATTATTTGGAACTATCCTAGTTGATAGTTCTGAAGCTGAAAAATCAATAAGTAGCACCGGAAAAGAAGCTGAAGGTCTTGGAAATAAACTCAAGAACGGAATTGAAACGGCTGCGAAGTGGGCAGCAGGAATTGCAGCTGCGGCCGTTGCTGTTGGAAGTGCAATGATTGGTGCAGCAAAAGATAGCGCTGATGCTTTAGGAGACATTGATGATGCAGCACAAAGAGTTGGGGTTGATGCAGAAACGCTCCAAGAACTCGGCTATGTTGCTAAAATGTCCGGACTAGAAATGTCTGATCTTGAAAAAGCAGCCAAGAAGCTTGAAGGCACCGACCTAAATCTTGACCAGGCCATCAATCAGATAATGGAGCTTGGAACGGCTGAAGAACAAACTCAAATGGCAATCGACCTATTTGGAGAAAGCATTGCTTATAAGCTACAACCAATGCTGAATCATGGCGCAGAAGGTATCCAAGAATTCAAGGACCAGGCTCATGAACTCGGAATTGTAATGAGCAACGAATCTGTTGAAGCTGGGGCAAATTTTGGGGATATGTTCGAAGCGGTACAATCATCCCTTGACAGCTTAAAGAATGGTTTAATGGCCGATTTTATGCCTTATATCATGGAGATATTACAATGGGTAATTGATACCATTCCAATTATGCGTGATGCTATCAAAAATGTTATGGACTTCATCATGCCTTACTTGAAACCAATTCTTGATTCTGTTCTAACGCTGATTCAGAGTATATTCAAATTATTGCAAGGAGATACAGAAGGATTTGTTGAAGGTATTAAATCAACGCTTGTCAGCTTTGGAGAAGCATTATACACAATAGGCAAAGATGCGCTAAATTATCTCTGGTCAGGTCTCAAAAGTGTTTGGGCAAGTATTCAAAATTGGGTGTCTGAAAAAGTTACCTGGCTCGCTAGCAAACTTTCATTCTGGCAAAATGGTAGCGCGGAAATGGAAAGTGATGGTTCTCATGCATCTGGCTTAAATTATGTTCCATATGATGGATATGTAGCAGAACTTCATAGAGGCGAAGCAGTAATGAATTCCGGTCAGATGAACGAGCTTCTAAATGCAATACAAGGAATTGGATCTAGCCAAACACAACAAAGCTCTGGTCCAATAAATCTACAGCTCGATATAGATGGAAAAGCGTTTGCAAAAGCTACATATAGTAATTATGTTACAGAGAGCAGACGTATAGGCACTTCTTTAATAGGAGCTTAATATGATTCAAAACACATTAATTATTAATAATACTGATGTTTCTGATTGGCTGATTAAATATCAGCCAACAGACGTGCCTAGACAAGAAGATGGCGTTAATATCGGCATGTCTATTGATGGAAGTCATATATATGACATCCTTGCTACAAAGTATGACGGAGTAAGAATATTTAGACCTCTTGCTCCGGCAGATTATGCAATATTATGTGGTTTTATGGCCAATAATCCAATAACAATGAGTTATTACTCAACAGCTCTTAATGTAACAAGAACAAATGTTACAGCCAGGATAAAAATAAGCGTAGGTAATACGGCCATGAACACTGTAGATAGAACTCTTATATCAGACGTTACTATGGCATTTGAGGAGAAATAGATTGTCAAGTTTAAGTAAAAAATAAGGAGTATCATGAGAAATAGACTTGTTATTGGACAAAATGGAATTGAAATAAATGATTCAAATATTACAAGTGGACAAATAAATACTGAAAACTCTCTTATTGATGATAGTTTAACAATTGATGAAATTTCAGTTGTTGTTCGTGTATCAGATAAAGACGATCTTCGCGACTGTAATAATGTTAATCTTGCAGATGTCTCAGATGAGCTTTTATACGCATTTGGAATTGATATATTAAATATTCCATATGCAACTGAAATGTATTACTACCATGACAATCAATTAGTAGGGAAGTTTTATAAAGATACAGTAAAAAGAACCGGAAAAGATTCATGGACAATTACAGGATTTAGCGGTGTTGGGCTTCTTGAAAACCAGATTCATAAAGGTGGATTATATAATGCCACACCAGCAAGGCAGATAATTGCAGATATTATGGATGCAACGCTTGTATCCAGCACTTCAACTACAGAAACATATGATGGTGTCTTTAGATTTGTGCTTGAAAAAGCTGTTGGTGATGTTGCTATTACTGGTTGGCTTCCGTGGGAGACAAAAAGGCTGTCACTTCAACAGACTTTATTTGCGCTTGGGGCATCGATTCTAAAAGATTCGAATGGTGTAATTAACATATTATTCAGTCAGCCATCTTCTTCTCACACAATAGGGAGTGACATTATATATAAAGGTGGTTCTTATGAAGATACAACACCGATTACTGGTGTTAATGTGACCGAGCATGAATATCTCACTACAAGCAATGATAAATATATTGACTTGTTTACTACCAATGTTTATGTAGAAAACTCTCTCATCACATTCGACCATCCATGTCATAACATTGATTGGAGAGATTTTGACAGTGCTGAAGTCGGAGTAAATTATGCGATAGTAACAGGGCGAGGTACTCTTTCTGGATATGAGTATACTCACAATACAAGAGTGATTCATAAATCTACAGGTATAACAGGAACTTTAAAAGAAGTATCAGTACAAGAAGCAACACTAGTTTCAAAGGCAAACTCTGAAAACATTGCGAATCGAGTTGCTCATTATTATGGAAATAGAAAAATTGTTGACTATGATTTTGTTGTTGATAATGAGAAGACTGGAGACAGCGTGGTCGTTCCAGATCCATATAACGAAACGGTTTTAAAATCTGGTTATATTCAAAAAATGGACGTGACTATGAGTGCAAATCTTAAAGCCAAGTCTAAAATTGTAGTTAACTGGACTCCAAAATACGTCGGCAACACTTACGATGTATATAAGATTTTAACAACAGACGATATCGTCAACGGTGTATGGACAGTCCCAGCCACTATGGTTGGGCACAAAGCAAGAGTCGTGTTCTTTAGCGGAGCTAGAGGCGGACAAGGAGGCTTTAATGGTTCAAGCGGTAGCTCTACAAACTACCAGGTAACGTATGGCTCAAGTACATGGTGGACTGGCGATCCAGGAGGCGGTGCTGGTGGTGCAGGTGGAGCTGGTGGTGCTGGCGGTGAATATGGCGGATATGTAAATGACGTTGAATATTCTGCTCTTGCTTCATCATACAATGTTACCATTGGAGCTGGCGGTGCTGGCGGAACAAGTAATGGTGGCGCTGGTGGCGCTGGCGGTCAAACTATTTTTGATGGAACATCATCTTATAGCGGTACAGCTTTAATAAGGAACTATGTAAACATTATAGACGGAACTATTTATTGTTCTAAAGGA